TTAAAATCTGACGAATAAGGTCAGGATTTCCATAACCATTAAACGGTAAAATTTTTAAGCTAGCATCTGGAATGCCATAATTTTGTCTGATGTCTTCACTAACATCCAAAATTTTACCCGCTTCTGGGTGATTGATTGCTGCTCCTACTTGAAACCAATCGTACTTGTCTATCGTACCTAATACTAATTCTTTTGAAACGGTAGCGATACCACTCGCCATTCTTAAATCATCTGAAAGTAACAATATTTTTTTCTTTGCCATAACTAATTTTAAAATTGTGAACCTGAAATCTGAAGTTTTACATATTCATTCATTTCTTTTCTAAACTCAGCATCATTTACATATCTTTCGACTGTTCTATTAACTAACTTTTGTAAAGTAACATCTGAATTAAATGATACTTTTTTAAATGAAGAATACACATCTTTCAAGATTTTCACAGTTGTAAGTTTTGTGTTGTCTTGATTCATTGCATTGTTTATTTATATATGTATATATAAGTATATAAAAATATAAAAAACAACAATTTTTAAAGAACTTTTTTTATTTATCAGCTTTGCCATCGCAATGCTTTCCTAAGAATTCACACCATTTGCAATTCTTTTTGTTTTGTCCAGGTACTTTTAGATAAGGAATATCTTTATAGTTTCCTTCATCATCAAATACGGTATTAACAAAATTCATAAACCCATCATATGCTTTATTAACAGATGGTGTGCCGTTTGATGGAATGTGTTTAGATATGTAAGGTACAGGAAATGCAGTATCCTCTGGTAGCTTTCTTCTCATTATCTGATACTCAACTTTTATTTTTGTAAGTGGAATATTAAATAATTCTGAATAATATTTTTTATACAAAAGAATTTGAGAGTTTTTCATCTCATCTGCTTTTTGGTATTGATTCCAACCCTGTGTAGATGTTTTTAAATCCACAATAATAATTGAGTTTTCTGCTAAATCTCTCAATACAATATCAATGAATCCAATAAAATGAACTCCTTCTTTAACTTTTGCGTTCAAAGGAATTTCAATACCTACTAATTCGTATCCACTCTTTGAATAAAACTTACTACAATATTTTTTGAACCAAGTAAGTATTCTTCTACCATCACCATAGAATTCTTCCAATTCGATTTGTTCACAAGGAATTCCTTCCGATAATGCTTCTTTTTCTTTTTTGAAATTTTCTCTTAATCTCTCCAACAACAACTTATCCAAGTCAATCTCATCAGCTTGCTTTTTGGATACACCATACATTACTGAAAGGTAGTGTTGGATAGTTTCGTGCATAGAACTACCAAAAATAGTATGAATGTTACCAGAACTTTCACCTAACTTGTCTATATAATTCAACTTATATTGTTGAGGGCAGCTACTCCACATTGAGTACTGCGAAAATGATACTTTTGCCATAATGTAAAGATACGAAAAAATGAGGAATCTACCAAATTAAACTTTGAGTTTTAATTTAGTAATTAACTTAGGGTCAGTACCATATGCTTCAGCAATTTTTTTAATTTCTTCCCTTCCTGTGGTACTTTCATAGAGTATGTCCAAATACTCCGATGCTTCTTTTGTAGATACCAAAAACCATTTTGCAACTAATTCAATAATCCAATCTTCGTAATCTCTAACCGATTTAGCTTTCAAATAACGAAGATATGTTTTACCTTTTGGAATAATTCCAATAAGTGCTTTATAAACTGCCTTTGGCGGTGCTTCTTGAATATAAGGTTGTATTTCCGATACCATCTCAACCCAATCAGGGTTCATAGACATATAACGGATGATTAACCAATTACTCCAAGTCTTTTTATCCGCATCATCTAATTTATCCCAATACTTTGGATCCTGGTCTTTTGTGATAGCGTTTATATGGTCAAATAATCCTTTAGGCATTTGTGTCTAAATTTAGTGAGCGAGTTTGAGATGCTTCTAATTTATCTTTTTGTTCTAATGCTCTTAATTGTACAGGTTTAAAAAGGTCTTGCTCTGCTCCACAATCACCACAAAGATATACTTCAAAAGGTATCATCATATCCTGGTCACCACCATATGCTAACTTAGATAATTTTCTCATCTTCATAGCTGGTAAAAATGTTCTACCTTCACCACATGCTTCACACACAACTGGTGTTGATGCTGATATATCCACTTTTGGTTGTTGTCCACCAGGCATTTGTGGTACTTCGCCTGCTCCGATAATGTTTGCCATATTATATTATGTTTATTATTTGAATCATTGTTGCCGCTGCTACAATTTCTTTATCAATAGCCACAGCGGATTTAGCTACTGCATCTCCTAAAATAAGAATTACATTTGATGTATTTTCTGCTGCATAGTCATCCACCTTATCATAAAGAAGTGTAAACAAATCAGTAAAATCGGTTGTTTTAGCATCTATGATAGTTTGTCTTATTTTCATATATTTGTTTCTCTTATCATCATTTGATTTAAGAATTTCTAAAACTTTTAGTTTATAATCATTATCCAAAAGATTTTGAACATCAACTTGCAGCTTACCTTTCAATGAATTTAATTGACAAGTATTAATAATTTTACGAATATCAGGATAAGAAGAATCAATTATAGGAACTAAATCTTTAACATCAAATTCTACGTCTTCTGCTTTTAAAATTTTACTCATCTGAATTGCCACATCTTTTTTAGTTGGTGGAACAATTTGAAATGTTTGACAACGGCTTTGGATTGGTTCAATAATTTTTTCAATATAATTACATGTCAAAATAAAACGGCAATGTCTACTGAATGTTTCCATTAAATTACGAAGAATTGCTTGTGCGTTTGGAGTCATATAATCAAACTCATCCAATATAATGATTTTATATTTTTTAAAACCAATGGATGATGCAAAGTTTTTTACTTTTGTTCTTACGGTTTCTACATTATTTTCATCAGATGCGTTAAGAACCATAAAGTCACAATCAATAGAGTTTACTATTAATTTAGCAAGTGTTGTTTTACCAGTACCCGCTTTTCCAAAGAATAAAAGATGTGGTACATCTTCACTCTCAATATAACCAGCAACTTTACTTTTAAGGTGCTCATTTCCTACATAATCCTCTAACTTTGATGGTCTATATTTTTCTACCCAAAGTGAGTGATTTATTTTTTCTTCTTCAGTAAATTGAAACATATTTTTTTATTTTATAATTATTAAATCTTTTAAAGGTTGTATTCCTAAGTTTTCAAAAAAATCAGCTCTATAAACATCAAAGGCAACACTTATTCTTAATTGCCCGTCATACTTAGGTACTTCATGTGGTACAATACAAGAAAAGAAATGAATATCACCTTTATTATTTTTTAGAGGTACAACTTCATCATTAAAATAATAGGTTGTACTGGATTCAATATCATTTTGGAGAAATAGATGTCCACAAATTGTATTAAAAATACCTTTTTTAAATTCATCAGTTTCTATTATAGGTTCTGCGTGATGAATATGCTTTTTAATATAGTCTCCATTTCTATAAATGTTCGCCCACATTTTTACAAAAAATTTACTACCACCAATTATTTCAGATGAATTCTTAATAATTTTTTGTTTAAGCAATTCTAATTCATTCCAATCGTATTTTAATAAATTGTAATAGGAATGTTTAGATGTTATTGTATCATCTGGTACTTTATCGTAATTAGAAGGACCTAATTTTAAAATATCATTTTCAACATTTAATATTTTTTGTGAAAGTGAATCACATAAATCAGCTTCTATATTATCTTCTGATAAAAGTTTACTTTTCCAAGTATGTATCTTATCTTCGTACCTCATTATTTTCCAGTTGAACCAAATCCACCTTCGCCTCTTTCGGTATTTGATAATTCATCCACTTCCACAAATTCAATTGGTGGGTAAGGGATAATCATAATTTGTGCAATTCTATCACCTACTTTGTAGGCCAATGAATCCAATCCATTTGTTTTCTTAAATGTAGCTTGTAATTCACCCCTATAACCACTATCAATTACACCAACTGAATTAGATAATGCTAACTCATATTTTCTAATTGATGATCGTGGAAATACTAATCCTACAAATCCTTCGGGTATTTCTAATGCAATACCAGTTCCATAACTAACATCAAATGTTGTGTTAGATATAATTGATGTTGCTACCAAATCCATTCCAGCATCGCCTTCTTTGGCGTATGTTGGAATTACTGCATTAGGCTTGAGTTTCTTTATCTTCACTTCCATTTTCTAAATCAGTTTTAAATTTTAATTTACTTGTTTGTTCCGCTCTCATCGCTTTACCTTCATCACTTATTTCTCTTGCAAATAGTTTGAAAGTTTT